AACACGTGTAAGCCCATGATTTCACTCGTGTTACTACTACTGCCACTACTAAGCCATAAATAGCTTGACTTATGTGAAGACTTATGTTATACTATTGTTGTAATTAGGGACAATTTGTGTTATGACCACTGAACTTTCCGAAGTTAAAAAAAGAGGTCGTGGCAGACCCCGTAAGTCAGAGTTAGCCGCTGTAAAACCCGGTAACAAGGGTAAAGTGGGTAGACCCAAGGGTGACGCCGCTATAATCAACGAGTACAAATCTCGTATGTTGGCTTCCCCTAAGTCTAAAAAGGTCCTTGAGACTATTTTTGATGCTGCCTTGGACAACGACCATAAGAATCAGGCTTCTGCTTGGAAGCTAATTATGGACCGTATGCTACCTGTAGGTGCATTTGAGCGAGAAGTAGTGAAGGACGGTGGTAGAAACGCCATACAGATCAACATTACTGGTGTTGGTACTGTAGACGTAAGCGATCCCAGTGATGTTATCGAAGGAGAAGTAGTAGATGAGTCTTAAGTACTTTACATTAGACGAGTTCAACTGCCAAGTCACTGGTGAAAACAAGATGGAACCGGAGTTCCTACAGAAGCTTGATCGTTTACGTGCTGGGTGTGGGTTCCCGTTTGTCATAACAAGCGGTTATAGACACCCCATAGAACATCCTATTGAAGCTGCCAAGGATGTTCCGGGGACCCATGCCCAAGGCATCGCAGTAGACATCCAAATTACTAACTCAGCTCAACGTATTGTCCTCGTGCAACAAGCTCTTGAAAAGGGCTTCACGGGCATAGGCATTGCCAAAACATTCGTCCATGTGGACACACGTGGTACTACTCCTGTAATGTGGGTATACTAATGCTTTACACTAAGAATAAAAACCTGACCGACACCAGTACACAAACTATTATTACTGTCCCTGATGGTCACGTAGCTCACTGGAACTTAGTCTTTGTTGCTAACTTGCACAACGCTACTAACTCCATTACTCTATTTGTGGACAAACCTAGTCCAACTCCTGATGTCTATATCTACAACGGCACTAACATAAGTTCCAAAGAACATCTAATGATCGACGGTCAAGCAGTGTTTGTACTACAGCCCGGTGACGTTATTAAAGCGTCCACAAGTGGTGCAGGTAATGTCGAAGTAGTAGTGACTTTTGACCTGCTCCCAGCACCAACAGTGTTTAACAACTTTAATGGATCTTGACATTGAGCTACTGCCTTGGCAACAAGATGTCTGGGCAGACAACACTAGATTTAAGATTGTAGCAGCAGGTAGACGTACAGGGAAGTCTAGGCTTGCAGCATGGATGCTTATTGTAAACGCTTTGCAGGCCGAGAGGGGCCACGTGTTCTACGTAGCGCCAACACAGGGACAGGCACGTGACATCATGTGGCAGACCTTGTTGGAACTAGGGAACCCTGTCATCTCAGGTAGCCACATTAACAACTTACAGATTAAGTTAGTCAACGGTGCAACCATAAGCCTCAAAGGGGCCGATAGACCAGAGACAATGCGTGGTGTCAGCCTTAAGTTCCTAGTGTTGGACGAGTACGCAGACATGAAGCCTGACGTATTTGAGCAGATCCTAAGACCTGCCTTGGCTGACCAGAAGGGCTGTGCGATGTTCATAGGAACACCTATGGGTCGCAACCACTTCTACGAACTGTATAAGTACGCAGAGCTAGGTGACGACGAGACTTACAAAGCGTGGCACTTTACTTCCTATGACAACCCAATCTTGGACCCAAATGAAATTGACACCGCTAAGAAATCTATGTCGAGCTATGCGTTTCGTCAGGAATTTATGGCGTCATTTGAAGCTCGTGGGTCAGAAATGTTTAAAGAGGACTGGGTAAAGTTTGACACAGAAAGCTCAGGAGAAGGGGACTACTACATAGCAGTTGACTTAGCAGGTTTTGAAGAAGTCAACAAAAAGAGAACTAAGAACACTAAGCTAGACGAAACAGCTATTGTTGTAGTAAAAGTAAATCCAAATGGGTGGTACGTAGAAAACATTATATATGGTCGTTGGACTCTTGACGAAACAGCAGCCAAGATATTTCAAGCTGTAAGAGACTACGAGCCACTCAGTGTAGGCATCGAGAAGGGCATTGCAAAGCAAGCAGTAATGTCTCCTCTGCTGGACCTACAGAAGCGACACGGGACGTTCTTCAGAGTCGAGGAACTTAGTCACGGTAACAAGAAGAAGACTGACAGGGTCATGTGGGCGCTTCAGGGACGCTTTGAAAACGGATTTGTAACTCTGAATAAAGGGGAGTGGAACTCTAGGTTCTTAGACCAACTGTTTCAGTTCCCTGACCCACTAACTCACGACGACTTAGTTGATGCTTTAGCTTACATTGACCAGCTTGCAAACGTAGTTTATGACTACGAATACGAAATTGATGACCATGAAATTTTAGACGTAGTCTCAGGATACTAGGGAACCAAACTATGAGTGACTTATTTGAACCAGATCCCCTTATGATGGAAGAATCCATTGAAAGCTGGGTTATAACCAAATGTGAAGATTGGCGTGACAACTACCAGTCTAACTACGAAGAACGCTTTGATGAGTACTACAGACTCTGGAGAGGAATCTGGGACCCAGCAGACTCAGAACGTAAGTCAGAGAGAAGTCGTATTATTTCTCCTGCGCTTCAACAAGCTGTTGAGTCAAACGTAGCAGAGCTAGAGGAAGCTACCTTTGGTCGAGGCAAGTGGTTCGACGTGTCCGACAACGTGGGTGACTCAGAGCGTCAAGACGTGATGTTCCTGAGAAACAAGTTGACAGAAGACTTCGAGGACTGTAAGGTCCGTAAAGCAGTAGCAGAGTGTCTAATCAACGCTGCTGTCTACGGTACTGCTATGGGTGAGATTATCATCGAAGAAATGAAGGAAATGGCTCCTGCAACTCAGCCCATCATGGGTGGTGACTTACAGGCAGTTGGAGTCAACATTACAGAAAGAGTCAAAGTAAAACTTAAGCCTGTACTCCCTCAGAACTTCTTAATTGACCCTGTGGCTACCAGTGTTGAAGACGCTTTAGGAGTAGCAGTAGATGAGTTCGTAAGTCTACATCAGGTTGAGCTTCTACAGGAACAGGGTGTTTACCGTGATGTTTACGTAGGTCCTGCTGCTACTGACTCAGAATTGGAACCAGACCAGCTTTACTCTGTGTACAACGACGACAAAGTTCGTCTCACTAAGTACTACGGTTTAGTCCCTAGAGAGCTTCTTGAGTCTGCTATGGCTGACGAAAACGAAGAAGAAGAAGAAATAGTAGAAGTGACTGAAGACTCAGAGTCAAAACGAGAGTCAAGGTACGTAGAGGCAGTTGTAGTAATTGCCAATGGTGGCATCTTGTTGAAAGCGGAAGCTAACCCTTACATGATGCAGGACAGACCCATCGTTGCTTTCCCTTGGGACGTAGTACCCGGAAGGTTCTGGGGTCGAGGCGTGTGTGAAAAAGGTTATAACTCTCAGAAGGCTTTGGACGCTGAGTTACGAGCTAGGATTGACGCTCTAAGCCTCACGATTCATCCTATGCTGGCTGTGGACGCTACTAGGCTACCACGTGGAGCTAAACCAGAAGTACGTCCCGGTAAAATGATTTTAACAAACGGAGATCCACGTGAAATTTTACAGCCGTTTAACTTTGGACAAGTTAGTCAAATTACCTTTGCTCAGGCGTCTGCTCTACAGCAGATGGTACAACAGGCTACTGGTGCGGTTGACTCTGCTGGAATCGCGGGTTCAGTTAACGGAGAAGCTACGGCTGCTGGTATTAGTATGTCTCTTGGCGCTATTATTAAACGCCATAAGCGCACACTCATTAACTTCCAGCAGTCTTTTTTGATCCCTTTTGTAAAGAAAGCAGCCTATCGTTACATGCAGTTTGATCCTGAGAACTACCCTGTTGCTGACTACAAGTTTAACGCGAGTAGTACTCTGGGTATCATTGCTAGAGAGTACGAAGTGACTCAGCTTGTACAACTGCTACAGACTATGGAAAAAGGCTCTCCTCTGTACAACACACTGATCCAGTCTATCATTGACAACATGAACTTGTCTAACCGAGAAGAACTTGGTGCAGCTCTTCAGAAGGCTATGGAGCCTAACCCAGAAGCACAGCAAATGGCTCAGGCAGCACAAATGGCACAGGTTGAGTTCCAGAAGTCACAGACTGCAGCTTTGGCTAGTCAGGCTGCTGAGTCTCAGTCAAGGGCACAGAAAATGGCTATGGAAACACAGCTTATGCCTTCGGAGCTTGAGATTGACCGTATCAAAGCAGTCACCACAAACATACGCAAAGGAACAGAAGACGACAAAGAGTTTGAGCGTAGACTTAAAGTTGCAGACATGCTCCTTAAGGAAAGACAACTTGAGATGCAAAAGAGCAGCCAATCAGCCAAAGAAATTAAGGAGAAGGAGTCGTCTGAACTTGAGCAACAACTCATGTCACGGTTGACCTCTGATGGACGTTAGAGTACTACTCCTCGCTCTTGACGACAAGTTTAGCGGCCTCATGAAAAAACTTGAGGACCGTGTAAGCAAAGTCAAAGCCATGAAAGGCGACACTGGCCCTGCTGGTGTTGCTGGCCCTAAAGGTGACGTAGGCCCCAAAGGGGACACTGGACCTGAAGGAAAGCAGGGCAAAGACGGCAAGGACGGTAAAGACGGGAAGGACGGAGAAGAAGGCAAAGAAGGAGTAGGGGTACAAGACGCCTCAGTGGACTTTGACGGCCATTTGGTCCTTACTTTGACTAACGGTGAAGAGGTAGACGCAGGGGCCGTGAAGGAGCTTAACGAAGCTCAGGCACCCAATGTCTACAACATCTCTATGGGTAGTATGGCTAGTCGTGCTGACCTTAAGAACGCTACGGCTAAGATTATCACGAGTAACCACACCACAGGCGGCTCTGAGATCCTAAAGGTTACTTCTGGTGTCGTGGTTCACTTAAGAGAGCACCCGCAGAACCGAGAGACCGTTATCATCAATTGTCGTACTGATGACAGGATTGACATCGTAGGTGAGATTAACATTGTCAACATGTCTTACTACGACATAGCCCAGTACAACGTAGATGAATTTGGACTTGGTAGTATTATTGTAGAACAAGACGACACCACGATACACCTAGTGTACATCCAAGAATTTAAAGAGTGGTTGGCAATATAATGAGCTATGTACCTCAATCAAGAGCAGACCTAGCTACTGCTACTCCTTATACCTTAACTTCAGACCACACTACGTCTGGAACAGAGATTCTTAGGTGTGCTGCAGACGTAGACATTATTTTAAATCCAGCCCCTAAAGACAGAGAAACAGTCGTCATGTACTTAGCTACGGCTAATACGGTAAACATTACTGGGGACATTAGGATATATAGTGCTGCTCTGTACAACATAGCCCAATTTAACATCGATGAGTTTGGGGGATCAACCTTAACTTTTAACACACAACACGCCACAGCACATCTTATGTACGTAAGAGACTTTGAGGAGTGGCTTGCAATTTAACAACCAAGAGGATAATCATGCTAACGGACAAAGAACTAAGTGTTCTCCTAAAACACATTGACAAACAATTTGAAGACAAGTGGCAACAAATTAAAAACTTAGAACTAAAAGTAGAGGAGCTTTCCAATGGCAAAGGAGAAGGACCCAAGACTAACAAGGGCGGGAGTAAGCGGGTTCAACAAACCAAAGAGGACTCCTAGTCATCCTACTAAGTCGCACGTAGTAGTTGCCAAAGAAGGTGACGAGATTAAAACCATTAGGTTTGGACAACAAGGAGTTAGCGGTGCGGGTGCAGCCCCTAAGTCTGAGAAAGACAAAGCCAGACGCAAATCATTTAAGGCTCGCCATGCAAAGAATATTGCAAAAGGTAAGATGTCAGCAGCCTATTGGGCCAACAAGGAGAAGTGGTAATGCCAAAAGTAGCAGGGGTTAAGTACCCGTACACCAAAACTGGAGTTGCAGCAGCTAAGAAAGCAGCTAAAAAGAAGAAGAAGCCAATGAAAAAGGGCTACTAAATACTTCTTGACTTTAACCTAAAAATATGCTATACTATAACTGTAGTATTAACTAAAGGAAACTTATGACACCCGAGCTTGAAACTTACTTTGACAACTACAACAAACTCTTCAATCACGAAGGTTTCAAACAACTCGTTCAAGAGCTATCCTCAAATGCAACTAAATTAGCTGACATTCAGTCAGTTAAAGATACCGAAGATCTCTTCTTTCGCAAAGGCCAAGTTGCTGCTTTAGCTTCTGTAATTAACTTAGAAGCAACAATTACAGTAGCTAGAGAACAAGCAGAAGAAGAAGAAGTAGATGATTAAAGTATACGACTTCCGTTGTGAAAATGGACACGTATACGAAAAGTTCGTAGCCTCTAGCACTGCTGAGAGTAGGTGCAATTGCGGTGCTAGTGCTACAAAAATGGTGTCTGCCCCGGCTTTTATACTTGATGGACACACTGGGGACTTCCCCGGTAGACACATGAAGTGGGTAAAAGAACACGAACAAGCAGGCAAAAAAACTCAATCTCCATAATGACTAAGTTCACGGAGTTTAATTATGTCTAGAGCAACACTGGTGGATATGCAGCCTGAAGAGGAAACTGCAGATACCCTAGAAAACGAAGAACCCGTAGAGACTCAACTACAAGAAGAAGTTGAACAACCTCAACAAAACCCTACAGTACCTGATAAGTACCAAAATAAGTCCTTAGAAGAAGTAGTGCAGATGCACCAAGAAGCTGAGAAGCTTTTAGGTCGTCAGTCCTCAGAAGTAGGGGAACTTCGTAAGGTTGTAGATGACTTTATTACAAGTCAACCACAACAACAAGCACCTCAACAATACGTTGAGCCTGAAGACGATATAGACTATTTTACAGACCCTCAAGCAGCCGTTAATCGTGCTATTGAGAACCACCCTAAAATTAGAGAAGCACAAGAGTACTCCACTCAGTACAAAAAACAAGCGTCTCTGGCCTTGCTTAATGGCAAACACCCAGAAATGCAGGATATCCTTAAGGACCCTAAGTTTGCTGATTGGATTAAGGCTTCAAAGATTAGGACTCAGTTGTTTGTAGAAGCTGACCAACAGTACAATGCTGATGCTGCAGACGAACTGTTTTCACTCTGGAAGGAGCGTAAGACAGTAGCGGAGCAGACAGTGCAAGTTGAGAAACAAGCACGTAAGCAACAACTTAAGGCAGCTAACACAGGCGGAGCACAGGGTAGTTCTGAAGTAAGTCGTAGAAAAGTATATCGCAGGGCCGACATTATTAAACTAATGAAAACAGACCCAGAGCGTTACCAAGCTTTATCAGAAGAGATACTGAAAGCATACGCGGAGGGTCGAGTCAAATAATCTAAAAGGAGATTGACATGGCTACTGCTACATATCCCGGTGCAGGGGGCAACACTGCAAAGACAGAAGCGGCTACTTTTATTCCAGAAATCTGGAGTGACGAGATCATCGCTGCTTACCAAAAAAACCTGAAAATGGCCCCTCTTGTTAAAAAGATTAGCATGAATGGCAAGAAAGGTGACAAACTTCACATTCCTAAGCCCGTCCGTGGTGACGCAAATGCTAAGGCTGCCGATACTGCAGTTACTATCATTGCAAACACTGAAGGCGAACTGACTGTTGACATCGATCGTCACTTTGAGTACTCACGTCTCATCGAAGACATCGTTGAAGTCCAAGCTTTAAACAGCCTCCGTCAGTTTTACACTGAAGACGCTGGTTACGCTTTGGCTACTAAGATCGACGCTGATCTCCACTCTTGTGGTACTGGTTTCGGCAACGGTGGTGCAGTTGTGTTCTCTGGTTCAGTAGCTCCTACTGACTATCAGCACACTGGCTGTTTCTTCAACGACGCCGGTACGACGACTCAGTACACTGACGACACTCTTGTTGCTGGTGATGACTTCACTGATGCTTTCTTCCGTGACATGATTCAGAAGTTGGACGACAACAATGTACCGATGGAAAATCGTGTACTTGTTATTCCTCCTGCTACTCGAAATGCTATCATGGGGATTGACCGTTACGTGTCTTCTGACTTCGTAGGCGGTCGTGGTGTTGAGTCTGGCTTAATCGGTAACTTGTACGGAGTAGACGTATATGTCTCTGCTAACTGTGCAACTATCGAAGCTGCTGGTGATAACACTGCTTCCTCTGTAGACACTCGTGCTGCTATGCTCTTCCATCGAGACGCTATTGTTCTCGCAGAGCAGTTGTCAGTACGTTCACAAACCCAGTACAAGCAGGAATACTTGTCAACTCTGTTCACGGCTGACTGCCTGTACGGTGTTGAAGTATACCGTCCTGAAGCTGGTTTCGTTCTTGCAGTTCCTTCTGCCTAAGAACTCTAAGGGGGTCTTCACAGGCCCCCTTTTTCTTTTTTAGCCCTCTCACACCTCGGGCAGCATAGTAGTCAATATCAGAGGATAGACCATGAGTAATTACACCAAAACCGTTGACTTTGCCGCAAAGGATACTTTACCTTCAGGTGACAGCGGCAAAATTATTAAAGGAACTGAGTTTGAAACTGAGTTCGACAACATTTCAACAGCAATTGCAACCAAAGCAGACTCTGCAGCTCCCACGTTTACTGGGACTTCAGTATTTACAAACTTAGACATTAATGGTACTGTACAAGCAGACGGAGCAGTAACAGTAGGTGTAGACGACACGGGTTACGACGTTAAATTCTTTGGTGCTACCGCAGGTAAAAGCCTATTGTGGGACGAAAGTGCTGATACCTTAATTGTCACAGGTACTACTACTTTAGTTGGTACTGCTAATTTAGACGCCGTAGACGTTGACGGCGACATGACGTTCGGAGATAACAACAAAGCCATCTTCGGCGCTGGCAGCGACCTACAGATTTATCATACGGGTACTTACAGCCTAATTGCGGACACTTCTGGTACTGGCCCATTGCGTGTTGTAACTAACACGTTTCAATTGAACAATGCCGCAGATACGCAAAACATGATTAATGCGGCTGAAGGCGGCGCTGTTAATTTATACCACGCAGGTAACGCCAAACTAGCCACCACAGCCACAGGCATTGATGTCACGGGTGACATTGTACTGGGGGATACTAACCCCACTATCACAATGAATGACAGTTCTGTAACCAATCTTCAACATTTAATTACTAGCTCTAGTGACAGGCTAATAATTGCTGCTGATAATAATGATGTATCCGCTGGATCAAAAATAGAATTTTATGTTGATGGCACTAAATATTCAGAGGTAACCCCCACAGGCATTGATGTCACGGGTACGGTCACGGCGGATGGGTTGACTGTTGATGGCCCTGCAAGTTTTGATACAAACGATGCTGCAAACCCAGTTGTTATTTCTCGTTTTGGCAGCACAAACGAAAGCCTTAGTATTTCTATTAATGACAGCATGACTAGTTTTGTTAGTGAGCAAGATGAGGCTGACACAACTCGTTATGGTGGTTTTGAATTTATAGGCAGACACGCAGGTACAAATAGAACACGATTAAAAATTGACCACACAACAGGAGACATCAGCTTCTACAATACGGCGGGCAATTCACAAGCTCTGTTCTGGGATGCTTCGGCGGAGTCTTTGGGTATTGGTGTTACTTTGCCAACAGGTATCCTTTCAATTTCAGGGGCCGATACAACCACAAAACCCCAAATAAGATTTATGACGGGAGCCGCAACGAATCTAGCAGATGCGGCTATTTCAACCACTGATGACTCTGGTGGTACAAGTTTGTTAATTGGTTCAAACCAATACTACTCGGGTGGGTCTATTTCTAGATTTACTACGAGCCGTAGCGGTTCGGCTATAAACTTCGGGTACACGGGGACTATGAAGTTTTACACAGGTTCAGGAACCGCCGCCCCAAGCGAAGCCATGCGCATCGATGACGACGGGAACTTGCTGGTGGGTGGTACGTCAGTAGGTGATTCTGATTCGTGTGCTATTGAATCGTATGGTGCAATAACAATAGCTAGAGCTTCTGGTGTTGGCAGAATCCATATGACCTTCACAAATGGAGGAGCTACCGTTGGTACAATTTCTACAACTGGTTCTGCAACAGCCTACAACACCTCCTCAGACCAACGCCTCAAGGACAACATCGTAGACGCACCTTCTGCTTCTGACGACATTGACGCTATCCAAGTGCGTTCATTTGACTGGAAAGCTGACGGGTCACATCAGAAGTACGGCATGGTTGCTCAAGAGCTTCTTGAGGTTGCACCTGAAGCAGTATCAGCACCAGAAGACCCCGAAGAAATGATGGGCGTGGACTACAGCAAGCTAGTCCCAATGATGCTCAAAGAAATCCAATCACTACGCGCACGAGTCGCACAACTAGAATCCTAAAGGAGAAACAACATGGCAACAGTATGGCAAATCAGTCAAATGGAAAGAACGCTTGCAGACGGTGGCGTAGTCGTATGTCACTGGCGAGCTAACGCATCAGAGACCGTAGGAGAAGGCGATGACGCTGTGACCTACTCAGCGACTAACTACGGCACTGCTGGCTTTACACCAGATCCTAGCAGCTCCGATTGGGTGGCCTATGACGACATCACAGAGGACTTGGCGCTGTCATGGTGCTTTGCTAACGGTGTTGATAAGGACGCTATTGAAGCATCACTGGCGGCTAACATTGACCTCCAGAAGAACCCAACTCAAGCATCTGGAGTTCCGTGGTAATGCAAGAAGAGACTAAAGCAGTTATAGACGCAGTAGCGGTAGGTGGGACTGTGGGGGCACTGGCTGGATGGTTGCCCCCTTTAGCTGCTTTAGCCACTATTGTGTGGACTTGTCTCCGCATCTGGGAGACGGACACCGTACAAGGTTTATTTAAAAAAGAGGACAAGTAATGTGGACTACGTCGATCTTATTGCATCTCTTTGGCCTATCTTTGTAGG